GAAGGAGTAACAAGAGAAAGTAAAGCATTGTCTATGTTTAAGAGATTACCAAACATGACAAGCGACAAAACAAAATTAAGAATATTAGATACTCTACCAATTGCGTATTTTGTAAATGAGTCAAGCAATAATGGTAGAAAAAACACTACTAAGTTAGCATGGGCTAATAAGTATATTAACGCAGCAGAATTAGCAGTAATTATACCTATCAAAGAAAACGTATTAAATGACGCGTCTATTGATCTATGGGCAGAAATCAGACCAAGAGTTGTAGAGGCATTCGCAAAGAAAATTGACAATGCAATGTTCTTTGGTGTTGATAAACCAACAGATTGGAGAGCAGGCTTAGTTCCATCAGTTATCACAGCTGGAGCAAGCGTAACAGAAACTAACAACGGTTTATACAGCGATATTAACGATGTAATGACTAAAGTTGAAGAAAGCGGTTACGAAGTAAACGGCATTTTAGGTGGAGTTGGACTTAAAGGAAAATTCCGTATGATGACAGACACAACTGGGCAACCACTTAATACTACTGAGATCGGTTCTATTAAGAGAACTTATATGGACAACGGCGTATGGAATAAAAACACAGCTACACTAATCGCTGGTGATTTTACTCAAGCAGTTTATGCAATTCGCCAAGACATTACATATAAAGTATTAGATCAAGCAGTAATTCAAGACACTGACGGATCAATCGCTTACAACTTAGCACAAGAAGACATGATCGCTTTACGTGTAGTTATGCGTTTAGGTTGGGAAATTCCAAACCCAGTAAATGCAGAAAACGAAACATCAGCTCGTTTCCCATTTGCAGCATTAGTACCAGAAAGCAGTCTATAATTTAAAGGAGGCATTATATGAAATTTGAAGGGCAGTATTTAACTTTTGATGAATACCAGTCATTAGGTGGCACTTTAGACGACAATAATGCCTTTGATTTATTAGAATATGAAGTTAGAAAAAAAATAAATTTAAGAACTCAAAACAGATTAGTAACTATTGCAGAAATACCTGTCGAAGTAAAAGTGTGTGCATATAAATTAATAGACAAGGTTTATACTTGGAACAAAAACAGTAACAAACGCAACGATAATATAGCCAGTGAAACTGTTGGCAGTTGGAGCGTTAGCTATATAACAGGTTCACAAATAAGTGAAATAATAAATTCTCACAACATTGAATTTGAAGACATAATGCTTGAATGTTTGTATGGGGTTAAAGTCGACAATACTCATATATTGTATTTAGGAGGTAATTAATGCCAACAAACAAGTCAATGACATTATTTCATAAAGGAATAATAAATCACGAAGAAGTGTGGACTAAAATTTATATTGACGGTGTTATGTGGCAAGAAAAAACAAGTGTCAATCAGTCGACAGGTTATACTGATGTTAGCGAAGTTAATATTTATGTACCATTTTTAATTTATAACGTTAAAAATGAGGATGTAATTGTGGCGGGTGAAACAACGGCAGAAAAGCCGAGCGAAATAGGCACAAAATATTACACAATTACAAGTGTTAGCTTATGCGACTACGGCAGTGATCAAATGCAACACACCGAGATAGTGGGAAAATAATGTCTTACGTAGAATTACACTCACTAAAGCAAATAGAAAAAGACTTCGGTATCGAACCAAACGGAGTTGTTCAAAAGTTTTTTACGCATAGTTGCAGAATGCATTGTGACAAATATGTTCCGTTTGATAGTGGTGTGTTGGCAGGAACGATAAGTGAAACTGCTAGTAGTTTTACATATGAGAGCCCTTACGCCAGTTATCAATATTATGGTGAAAGGCAAGATGGCACACGTAAAATAAAAAATAGAAGTTACGATAAGCATGCATTAGCCACAAGTTATTGGGACAAGCACATGGTAACAGCAGAGAGTAAAGAACTAGTCGATGAAGTCACGCAATTTATGAGGGGGCAATTATGATAAGAATTGAGGCAATAAAAGATTATTTAGTGGAAATGTTAACTGATTTAACCCAGTATTTTGAGACTATAAATATTAATTTTCTAAGTAACGAGCCTGAAAATTATTCGATAGATAAAATACCTACACAATCAAAAATAGAAGAAACAATTACAGGCAAAAAGCTAATGAAAGATGTTTATAATTTTAGATGTCGAAAGCCTTACTCTTCAGAAATGGCGGTAAATTTATCAAACATGGGGTTTTGGGAAACATTCGAAAGTAAAATATATTCTAATAACGAACAAGGCATATTGCCGAATATTAAAGAAATACAAGAAATAAAATGCCTAAATTGTGGGAGCATACAAAGAGCAGGAACAGAAACCTGTGAAATGTCAATTCAAATTGAGGCAGACTATATTGAAGATGGTTCGCAGGAACTATCATTATAAAAAAGGAGTGAAAACATGGGATTAATAAAAAGAACAGACATTGTTGACTTTATAGATACAACTCCTACAGCAATAGAACCAACGTGGGTAATTGTTGGTGATGGGATGACAACAGGGACATGGACATATGAGGCAAGCGAAACTAGCGAAACTTATATAATACATGATAGTGCCACAACTACTATCGACAATTACAATGTTTCATTAGATGGCGAAATGAAATGTAAAAAAGGCGACGGCGCTTTTGACTTTATTGATGGGTTAAGAAAAAGCCGTGCTATAGGAGACGCAGCAAAAACTCATGTATTAAGTATTTATAAATATGATGTTACAGGAGATGAATATGCTGCTGAGTTATCAGACGCAACAATCTCAATTTCAAGTTTTGGTGGTGATGGTGGTGCAACACCAACCATAGGCTTTACAATTGCTAAAAATGGTGACCCTACATTAGGAAAAGCTACAATTTCAAATGGCGAACCATTATTTACACCAGAAAGTAGTTTATAAAACCTTAAGGGGTTCGGGAGACACAACTCCTGAGCTCCTTTTTATTATTTAAGTGCAAATAATGAGATTTGCACAGGAGAATAGGAGAGAAAAAATGAACGATTATATTCAATTAAAAGAAAGAAAAACTTTAAAAATAGGATTAAAAGATGAAAATGGAAAAGAAAAAAAAGATGAAAACGGGAACTTGGTTTATTTAGAATTTGATCTTGAAGACATAGAATTACCTTTAAAATGGAACAAGTGTGAATTTTTAATAAAAAAAGCTCAGCAAGATTTAAAGTGGGATTTTATTATTATAGACAAACACCAAGATGTCAAAGGCAAAATGCTTTTATCAAAAAATGAAGAAGACAAGATTAAAGCAATGCAAAAATATTATGCAACTATGGAAGAAGCCATGGACTTATTTTTAGGCAAAGGAGGAGTCAAAAAAATATTTGGCGACACGCGATACTATGAAATGTACGAGGATCTTGTGGAAATGCTAAAACCAATCTTGCCAAAATTGAAAATAAACATAGACAATCTTGCAAAAAAAATAAAAAATAAATATAAAAATGCAGAAGAAGAAGTGTTGACAATTGAATGATTACCCTAAGTATATTCAGGTTGAAGGTAAAAAATATGCAATTAACACGGATTTTAGGGTTGCGCTAAATTGCGATGAAATAGTTAGACAAAATGGAGAAAGTAAAGAGTACGAAACAGCCTTAGCATTAATTTATAAATTGTTCGGAGAAGAATGCCTAGATGATGTTTTAAATGAAGTAATACCTATTGATAGTGTTTTAAAAATTCTGAAAAAATATTTGTGGTGTGGGAAAACTGAAGAAGATTTAGTGAACGATAAAGAACCGAGCATGGACTTTAAACAAGACATGGGGTACATACGAGCAAGTTTTATGAGCGACTATCAAATTGACTTGTCAAAAGAAAAAATGCACTGGTGGCAATTTAACGACTATTTACAAGGGCTTACGGAACATAGCGCAATGAATAGGATTAGATACGTTCGAGAGGAGCCTTTAAAAGGAAAAAAAGGCGAAGAATTGCAAAGATGGATTGAAATGAAAAAAGCAGTGGCATTAAAAGCCGAAAAAACTGAAGAACAAAAAAGACTTGATAAATTATTCCAAGAAAGAATGAAAAAAGAGGTGATAAAATGAACGAAATAGCCGGGTGGCTTACACTAGGGACCAAACTAGACAATAAAAATCTAAATAAACAATTAAGCGATCAAAAAAAGCAACTTGAAAAATACGCACGAGAACAAGAAAAATTAATCGAACAAAAAGATCAATCACAAGCAGATTTAAAACCTTATGAAGACGAAATTAAAGCCCTAGAAGAATTAATCGCAAAAAGAGAAGAGTTAGCTAAAGTTCAAACTGAAAATGGTAAGACAAAAGCAAGCGCTGGAATAGAAATTTTACAGCTTAGAGATAAATTAAGTGAGGCCAATGCAAAGTATACTGAACAAAAAGCTTTACATGATGAAATAGAGCAAAAAATTAGTCGAAACAAAGAACGTGTGGCGGCTTTAAACGAAGAAATATCTAAAACAGAAAGCAAGTTAAAAAAAAGCAAAGGTTGGGACGACGTTAGAGAGTCAATAGAGGGCTCGTCAAAATCATTAGGTGAAATGATAAAAAAAGTAGGACGTTATGCAATAGCAATCCTTGGAATAAGAACAGCATATTCAGCAATTAGAAGTGCAATGAGCACAATTAGCCAATATGACAAACAAATGGCTACAGATATAGAGTACATAAGATATACGCTAGCGATGACTTTAAAGCCGGTCATCGAATGGCTTTTAAAAGCTATTGTTAAGTTACTACAATATGTAAATTACTTGGCGCAGGCTTGGTTTGGAGTGACATTGTTTTCTTCAAAATCAGCTAAAGACTTTCAAAATGCGAGAAATAATTTATATTACGCTAATAAAGAAGCTAAAAAACTTAAAAAAACATTGGCAGGGTTTGATGAAATAAACATATTAAACAAACAAGATGGAGAAAGTGGGATGTTGGCACCAAGTTTTGAGTTAGGCAGTCTTTCTGATCTTGAAGACAAAGACGTTCCACAATGGCTTGTTGATATAAAAAACATAGGAATATGGATTAAAGACAACTGGGTAGAAGTTATTGGGATTTTGTTAGGAACAGTAGGGGCAATAATGGTTTTAAATAGTCTAATAGGAACTACTGGTGGCCTTGGAATATTGGGTCTAGCAACTGCATTAGCTTCTATATCATTACTAATTGCCTCGTTAACATATATGATAGAAAGCTTGACTTCTAGCGGTAAAGATTTTAACGACATTTTGTCGGTGTTAGCGGTTGTTTTTGGGTCAATCATAGCACTAATGGCAGCAATTGCTTTATTAGGACCAGCAATGACAGCTGGACTTTTGCCGTTTTCAATATTAATGGTGGAAATATCAGCAATATTAATTGTAATGGCTTTGACTATACCAACAATACTAGATGCGGCCGGAAATTTTATAGTTAAAATTGGGCCTACCTTAGTTAAAATTATACAAGAAATATGTGCAGGCATAGGTTTAATAATAGATATTATAGGGATTAGTTTAGTTAATGTTATTAAGGAAGTTGGCGGTCTTTTTGATAAGATTTTTAAAGGCATTGCAAATGTTATTAATTCAATAGGAAATTCAATGGTTAAAGTATTAAATGCTATTGGAAATTTAGTAGATAAAGTTCTAACATCTATATTAAACTTTATAAAAGAATTAGGTCCTTCAATAAATATATTTGTTGATAATACTATTAAAGCAGTTACAAAACTTATTAACTTTATGATTAGTGGAATAGAATATTTAGTTAATACGCTAGTTGTTGATGGTATTAATTCAATAATAAAAGGTGTTAATAAAATTGGACAATATGTTGGTTTTACTATAAAAACAGTACCAAAATTTGAGATCCCTCGCTTTGTTCCAAAATTAGCAACTGGAGGTATTGTGGATGTACCGAAAACAGGAGTTAATATAGGAGGTGCAATAGCTGGAGAAAAAGGCCGTGAGGCGGTGTTACCTCTTACAAATCCAAACACCATGAGTGAGCTTGGGAAAGAACTCGCAAAATGGGTCACTATTAATATTGATTTAACTAACACAATTGACGGTAGAGTTTTAAACAAAAGATTAGAACAAATAAATGCAAATTCAAATTTTGCTAGAAACGGAGTAAAATGATATGGCAGTAAAAGTTAATGAGTTACCAAAACTACTAAGTAATCCAAAGCATACTATCGAACCATTGTGGGCAGATAATTCCGGGAGAAAAACAAACAGTGGGAAATTTGTAGGGACATTTATAGGCTGGTTTGATAAATTAGAATTACCTATTGGATCAACTACTTATGCAGAAATGATAACATTAAGAAATGCAATAGAAGTCCCAATTGGCGAATTTACTTTTTTAGATAGCAAAACTAACGCTTTAAAAACAGAGTTCTTTTATGGCACGGCAATAATTGCTGAAAGAAAAAATTCAACCACTTATAAGCCATTAACAGTCACATTAACGGCAGTTAATAGGAGGGTTGATATGTAATGACTTATGAACAAATTATTCAGCGACCAGGTAATATGATCGAACCTAAAATTTATTATGAGCAAGACAACGAGACTGTAACTATCGGAAAGGATGAGATCATTTCATTAAACCCGCACTTTGAAACAAACATTATAGGAACAATAATGAGGGGAGCTGAAGTTGAATTAAAAACTCAACTCCCTTCAAATGTTGACATATATATTGAAAATAAAGCCATTTTTGGCACGTATTATGCAACAAAAAACTTCGGAGCACATAGAGTTCAAGAGGAAATATACAATGCCGACACAAGAACTTATACATATAATTTATATGATGAAATGTTACAATTAATGATTGATTATGACCCTGTTGACATTGATTTCCCATGTACACTTTTTGAGTTTTTTTCTGAGTTTTTAAGTGAAAGAAATTTAACAACAAATATTACTTCGCTTCCTAATGGATCAAGAACATTAAACAACGATCCGTTTTTAGGCATAGAATACACTGATAGAGGTGTTTTAGAAGATATTGGGCAAGCTACTGCCACTTTGTTTAAGATTGAAAATGGCGAAGTTAAAAAGTGTAATTTTGGATCAAACACTAAAGTGATAGACGATGATATATTAAAAAATCAAAATATTAGTATGGGGGAACATTATGGCCCTATAAATACAATTGTGTTAAGTAGGGCAGCCGAAAGCGACAATGTTTATTACCCAGACCCTTTGCCAGCTAATCCGATTGAATTTAAAATCAAAGACAATATATTAATGAATAACGATGACAGAAGTGACTTTTTGCCTGAAATATACAATGCTTTAAACGGGATTGAGTATGATATCTACGATTGTGAACTGACCGGGTTTGGTGGGTTTGAGCCGTTAGATAAATTGCAAATCAATACATTAGAAGATGAAACGACAAAAACATACAATTCATATGTGCTTAGCAATAGCATTAAGATTACACAAGGCTATGACGAGAGCATATATAGTGAGGCACCTGGAAATGAGAGCACAAACTTTAAGTATGCGACTGCGGACGATAGAAATGCTAAAACGGCCGAAATAATTGTTGATAAACAAAATGCACAAATAATCGCTAGAGTTTCAAATGTAGAAAATGCAGAAACCACGCTAAGTGAAGATTACGAAAACTTTAAGAGTCAAACTAATCAAACGCTTATTAACAATTCGCAAGCAATTTTAGATGAAAAGCAATTAAACCTGGAATTTAGGCAGAGTATTCTTCAAAACGGTTCAGAAAAAGTAACAACAAGCACAGGCTACACTTTTGATGAAAGTGGGTTAAATATTCACAAAGACGGTGCCGACACAAATACACAGATCACAGAAAACGGCATGTATGTTAAAGACAGTAGAAACGTAGACCAATTAATAGCAAATTCACAAGGAGTAATTGCAAATAATCTCACAGCGAGCGGTTATTTGATCACAAAACCAATCCGTGGTGAACAAGTAACAATAAACGGTGAGATTAGATACGGTTATTTTTGGGTAGGTGATGAATAATGGCAACAAATACAATAAATGTAAAAGCAAATGGTTACGCAAGTACAACCGCATATCAATTTAGAATAACAGCAAATTTTACAGGCAATATACAAAATAATACTAGAGAAGTTGAAATAATATTTGATACATTCGCACATCAGCCTGGTGGTTATAAAAGTTATAGTTCTCCGAGAGCATATATTTACAT